AAAATTGGCATCGATGGAGTCAGGGCCGCCATCGAGGACGAGGCATCTCAAAAGCAATTAGCCACTGCATTAAAAAACACCACGGGCGCAACTGATGACATCATTGCAAGTACTGAAAAGTACATCGGAAAACAACAGATCGCCTTTGGTGTTGCCGATACTAAACTACGCCCAGCCTTAGCCAACTTGGCAAGAGCAACTGGGGACGTAGGCAAATCTCAAGAACTAACCAACTTGGCACTAGATATTGCAGCAGCAACAGGCAAAGACTTAGAGACCGTATCAATAACTTTAGGCAAGGCTTACAACGGCAACTTTGGCGCACTGACTAAGCTCGGAATCCCACTAGATGAAAACATCAAAAAAACCAAAGACTTTAACTTAGTACAAGACGAACTAACAAAACTATTTGGCGGCGCAGCTAAGGCCAACACGGAGACTTATGCCGGACAATTGGCAATTGTCAGCGAGCGATTTGACGAACTTAAAGAGGGTATTGGTGTCAAACTTTTGCCAATGCTTAAAAGGCTGCTTGAGAATGTAAATTTAGTTTCAATGGGTTTTGGTGGTGAGGATAATCCCAACGCACTCAGCGAAAGAGCCATCGAACTCGGCGGGGCTATTGGCGATCAAGGCGCGTATAGTCTTGGGCAACAATTAGCAAGAACCGCCGAAGCCTTTGGCAATCTCTTTGCTGAGATAACCTCGTCAGATGCCAAGGGCGCGCCATCTACATTGCAAAGCCTGGCTGACTCAATGGAGTCAATTGCCAACGCTATCACCTCAATTACCAATGCTTATAGCAAGGCAAAATCTATCGGGGGTGGGGTGCTTGATTTCTTTATCATTAACCCAGGCGAAGGCCCGAAGTTTGCTGACAGTGCTTTAGGCAAAAGACTTGGTTACAAAAACAGAGCAGCAGGCGGATCAGTTACCGCCGGTGATGCGTTTAGAGTTGGTGAGTTTGGCCCTGAGATGTTTGTCCCATCAGGCTCGGGCTCAATTCGTAAAGACACAAGCGGCGGCAGCGGTAATACATTCATTCTTAACGGGATCATTGATGCCGAAAGTGCTAGGCGATCCATTGAGCGCATACTTCAGCAATCATCTAGGCGCACAGGCGCGATCAACTTAGTCGGCGGCACACTGTGAGCGTGTACACGCCGTATCCAAAAGTTATCTTTGCAGGTGCTACTGAGTACGCAGACAATAACATCTCAAACATTACTATCTCAGTTGGTCGCAATAACATTATGGAGCAGGCACTGGCTGGCATCATCAGCATCGAGCTGTGGACTGATGCAGATACGCCGCTAGATGTGAACCTATCCGATAGCGTAAACGTCCAGATCCAAGACAGCGCAGGAGACTATCAGCAAATTGCCGGCGGAATAATCTCAGACATTAACATCACGCTAAACCAATACGGACAAACTGGATCAGTAGCGATCTACAGCATTACGGCGGTCGGCGCATTGGCAACTCTGCAAAAGCGACAAAGCGGATATAACAATTTCCCTTTGCAATTTGACGGTGACCGCGTGTATGACATTCTGGTCGAGGCTTATCTGACAAGTTGGAATGAAGTCTCGCCCACTCTCCAATGGGGACAAGTGCCAAACATTACAACGTGGGAAAACTTCGATGGCACGAACATCAACTTAGTGAATGATCTAACGGCTAATGTCACACGGCCGGGCGACTTTGAACTAGCCGCCTACATTGACGGGCAAACTAACGCGCTGACCTTAGCCCAGGATGCGGCGCAATCGGCTCGTGGCGTGTTGTATGAGTTGGCTAATGGCTCAGTTGGTTATGATGCCTACTCTGACCGCGTTAGTTATGTGCCGATAGTTTTAACGGCTGATGATCTCCTAGCCGTGGGCTTGCGACAAGCTGCCCAATGGTCGGAAGTAGTAAACGATGTGACCCTGACTTACAAGAACGGCGCAACCGTCACCTCAGCCGATGCCACTAGCCAATTCACCTACGGCAAACTCAACGGGTCAAAGACAACTTCACTAGAGAATGAGAGCGATGCCCAGGATCAGGCTGATGCCTACATCGAGAGCAGAGCCTACCCACGCACCTATCCCGAGGAATTGACGATACCGCTACACAGTCCAACGGTTAGCGATGCAACTAGGGATCTGCTGATTGCCTTAAATGTCAATCGAGCCGTTTACACTCAAGCCCTGCCAGCAGTATTTGGCGGAACTTTTGACGGGTTCATCGAGGGCATCAGATGGAACTTGACACGCTATACCGCCGACATGACACTCGTCTGCTCGGCTCAATCGGAGACATACCCGCACCAGATCTGGCTGCAAATCCCAGCCGTAGTCACCTGGGCAGGTTATACTCCAGTAACAGATAGATGGATGGATCTCTGATGGCAGTAACACCGAATTATAGTTGGCCAGTGCCAGTCAATACTGACTATGTAAAGGACGGCGCGGAAGCAATTAAAGACTTGGGCGATGCTATCGATGCGACTGTGTTTGGGTTGCCTGCGCCCGCATCAGGTTTAACCCTAGTCAGCGCGACAACAATCGGCACGGCGGTATCAAGTGTTTCAGTAAATGACGTATTTAGCGCAACTTATGACAATTACAGGATTCTTTTAACATCAACGGGAAGCCCAGCCGCAGAGTTGCGATTGAGATATAGAGTTAGCGGCGCAGATAATACTGTGGCTAATTATGACAATCAAAACCTTTATGCAAGTGCTACGACTATAACTGCTGCCCGAACAAGCCTGCAAACTAGTACCACTGTGGGTAGTACGGGCAATAACTTCCAAACGCCTTTTGCGGTTGATATATTCAATCCTTTTATAGCAAAAACTACTTTGCATATGTCCAATAACTCACAGAACGGCGATGTGTTATTTTTTGTAGGGGGACGATTTTCGCCAACGACATCATTTACGGGGTTTACAATTTTTCCAGCATCGGGAACTATCACAGGCGGAGATATCCGCGTCTACGGCTACCAAAACTAAGGGAACACAATGGCAACCAAAACAGCAAAACCAAATATACAAATAGATGACCTTGTGCGCGAAATGACTGACGCAGAATACACCGATTACCAAGCCCGACAAGTCGAAGCCAAAGCACAAGAAGCCGAAGCCACCGCTAAGGCAGATGCTCGCATTAGTGCGCTTGCCAAACTTGCCAAGTTGGGATTGACACAGGCAGAGATTGAAGCCCTATGACATTCCTAACGTGGCTAGCAACTAGCCCACTTGCATCATTTGCCAAAGTGTTTACGGCTGGCGTGCTTGGCTGGGTGCTAATCAACTTTGACAGCCTGGCAATTCATCCAGCAGTTTTGCTGGGCTTAGCCGCTGGTTTGCCGTTACTTATTAACTGGCTTAATCCTGAGTTTACAAGCTACGGGCGCGAACATGAAACCGATTAGAGCGGGCATTGTCACTTTTGCCTACGGTCGCAAGTATCGCACGGGCGCAATCCACAAGGGCATTGACTATCGCGCCGTAGTTGGTACACCCGTTTATGCTTGCGTGGCTGGCACTGTGGTACACGCTGGCCGTCACGTCTATAAAAAGGGCTGGGGCTTAGCCTTTGGTATCCACGTCATTGTCGATAACGTGCGCTTTCCTGACAAGTCGGAAGGCCTATGGGCTGGCTACTGCCACCTAAGCGAGGTAAATGTCAAGGTAGGGCAAAAGGTTAAGCGCGGGGACTCTATCGGACTTACCGGCAACACGGGCACAAGCACCGCGCCACACTTGCACCTACAAATCTTGAGCCAACGCACTTGGAATCCAACCAAGCATGTAAACCCTGCTAAGTGGGTCAAGGCATGAGCCTTATTGAACTTGGACAAGCTGCCGCCGCGCTGTTAGCAATCCTTAGCCTGGTCGGCTTATTCGTTAAGTGGGCACTGATTAAGCCCATTAAGACTTACATCGACATTGCCACCTACCCAATACACCCAAACGCTAACGGGGGCAAGTCTTTGCCTGACTTGGTAAACAGCGTTAATGACCTGAAATACCTAGTTATGTCTCACTTGTCAGAGCACGACACGCCTAAGAAATAACAAACCCTTGACAGGTAATGCAACAGCATGCAACACTCAAGACACAGGGAGAGTCAATGGATAAATACCTCACGGCTAAGCAGGTTGCGGACAAACTACAAGTAAACCGCACTACCTTATGGCGATGGGAAAAGAACGGCACACTCACACCGCGCAAAATTGGCGGAGTCAAGCGATACAGTGCCGATGAGATAGACAAAAAATAAACTAACAAAGGAAACAGGGCATGTTTTTTAACGGATTTACGTTGTTACTAATGATCATTAGCGCAATTGGCGGCTTTATATTAGGGGTCAAGATTGAGGAAGCGCACCAAGACAGGATGCGCATCTCAGATCACGGCATCGAGGATCAGATGAAACGAGACGGCTGGAAAAGGCCATGAGTTTTGACCTTGAGGGCTATACAACAGTCCAAGAACGACTAGCCGAGTTTTACAAAACTTACCCAAATGGCTCATTACAGTTTGAATTTATGGGCGTACTCGATGGCTCGCCGCTGATGATGTGGGGGATCGCTCGGGCTTATCGCACACCCGAGGACACGCGCCCAGGCATCGGCACAGCTGCCGAATTGATCGAGGGTAAGACTCCCTACACTCGGGGCAGTGAGTTGCAGAACTTAGAGACATCGGCATGGGGTCGAGCATGCGCAAGTCTTAACATTGGGCTATCTAAGGGCATCGCAAGTAAGGATGAAGTCCGAGCCGCTAAGGAACGCCACCCAGTTACAGCGGCTAAATTGCCAGCCAAAACAATGGAGACTGACCCTTGGGCACTGGAAGCACCACCGATTGAGGACATCGGGGGCGCACCACAATGTCAGCATGGAACTATGACTCGAAAGATAGGGACAAGCAAAACAACAGGCAAGCCATTCGCTGGCTGGGTGTGTGGCTCAGGTGGAGTTGGCGAGCAGTGCGCGGCTAAATGGGATCGATCCTAATGTGTGACCATGGGGCTAGTGCGCCTAAGTATTGCGCGATCTGTCGCCATCAAGGCATTACCGGCAGGGATCAGGGCATCACAATAGCGCGTGAGGCTCAATCAAACTGGCATGAGTTAGCAGTGCACACCATTAAGGCGTTCGCTCGAACTGGTCGCCCATTCACAGCTGAGGATGTAGTGGCGGAGATCGGCGCACCTCAAGGATCGGGCAAAGTTATCGGGGCAGCCTTTAACACTGTGGCTAGGTCGGGCATGATCTGGCGATGCGGGGAACGTCCAGCAGATAGAAAGACATCCCATAGGCGCATGCTTGCAGTCTGGCGCGGCGGTCAAGTTATCGAGCAGACAAGGTTATTTAATGATTAAGCGATGCTACTGTGGCGCGTGGTTATACATAGGCAAGGCCTGCGGGTTTTGCATTAAGTGGGCTAAGCATGGATGATCCAATGATCGACATACTAAAAGACATGATCGTGGCATTGACAGCCATCAGGGATGGACTTTTGGACATTGAGGCAAGAGTCAGGAAGTTAGAACAATGAGCGATGAGGTGTGGAAGTCAATTCAAGAAAAGGTTTATGGTCACTATATAGCGGCTCAATGTCTGCCCATGGCCTGCTCAGTGTGTGGCGAGGTGCTAACGCCAACTGACTTTGGAGTCGATCCTGATACACAGGAAAGAATGTGGGTCACCCATTGTTGCGGCAAGTTTGAGAAATACCTGGAGAAGCTGAGCGTTGATGATCTGCCGTGAGCATGGATAACTTCACGGCTTGGTTTCAATGTAAATGTAGTAGCGGTTATGTGTGCAGTGAGCAAACACTCGATACAGCATGGGACAGATTAAATGACATCGTCAAACGTCACCGGGCAATCTGCGGCAAGCCAATCGCAAAAGCCTTTGTTCGAGACAAAGACAATGACATCGACTATGACCACCCAAGGGTACACCAAGGGCAACTGTTGTAAATAAAAGCGACACGCCACCCAGCCAAGAAACTAGGTGACGTGTCGCGTAACTGTGATACAGTCCCAAGCAATCACTACTCACTACGAAGTGTAACGTAGGGCGTGCTAATTCCACGCTAAACCGCCGTTTGAGGGCGTAATACCGGCATGGAACACATAGACCATGCAAAGACCTGATAAATACTTGAGCAGGGTGAGGCTTATGGCTACTACTAAAACGAGTTGCCTAGTAGTAAATCGATTAATCTATAAGCCACATGGCGCAGCTGAGAGCAATCTCCCATGACTAAACCGACATACCGATGACGGTGCATGACTGGCGTTAATCTAAGCCATTCCTGCCCAACTCCCGAATCTGATGCATGACTCAAGTAAAGTAACTAACATGATCGAAACAGAATGGGTACAAGTTAAACGTATTCAATTGCTGGAATACGTCCACATGGTCGAAACTTTAGACAAGGATCACACCAGGCTAATGCAACAGGTTAGCGATGCAAATGAATTAGCAGCAGTTATTGATGCAACATGGCAAGCCCGGTTGGACAAGCTGACCGATGTAGTGCTGGACTTACATCCAAGTAGGCACACATTCGAGGCAGGACTATTGCGGGCGTACAACATAATGGCAGGTCATGAGTAGAGCAGGAGTAAGAGGCAATAGCACCCAGTGGCGAGACTTACGCTTGGCGGCCTTTCGAGTCTGGGGTAGGTCATGCTTGTATTGCGCTGATCGTGCAACGGAGATTGATCACATTATCGAATTGGCAGCGGGTGGGACTAACACAATCGATAATCTCCAGCCGTTATGTAAGCCATGCCACAGGCTCAAGACAACTAGATTTAACTCTACAAGGCCCTCACAGCCACAGAGAGCGGTTTTTTCTGCGACTCCTAGACCCACAGACTCCCTTACACAAATCTCTCCCCTTTTGATTCGATCAGATCCGCCAACTTCGGAAAGGCCTAAGTCATGACCCAAAAAGACCAGGAACAAAACCAATCGAAACCAATGTCTGTATACCTATGTTTGGAATCGGC